GGGTCAAGGACCATCCGGCGCCGCAGACGGACAACCGTTTCACCATCCGTCAGGGGAAACATGGTCCCTCCCGATGGCGTCATTTGCTATGCCGCTCAGGTCGTCGCTCTCGTAAGAGTCAACCCGATTGTTGAAGCGGATATGGTCCGGTGCGGGCGTCCGGTAAGTTCGGGTGCCGCCCATCCCCGTCACATCGTCCATCTGGTCAACTTCCGCCTGCAGGAACCAGCCACCGAGTGCGCTGGCAGCGTTCCAGCGGACGTTGAACGGGCCGGCGCCCTCTGAGTCCACCATCTGCTTCTGCTTGTCCAGTCGCCGTTGTACAGCGTCCGCGACGTACACAAGAAACAGCGGCTCACGGGCCAGCGTCAGGGCATCGCCGTACCTGCTGTTCAGGTGAACGGCGATGCCCTTCAGCCAGGCCTCAACTCTTGGGGTTTGACCTGCGGGTACGGGTTTTGGCAGGAGCGGATTCACCTTCGCCAGAGTCAGATCCATTGCCGGCCTCTTCCTTGACCTTCACGGTCTGCTGCCAGCCGTGTTCCTCGTAGTAGGAGGCAACGGCTGAATTGACGACGAGTTTCCGCTTAGTGTCCGGGTGCGTCAGTTCAACGTTTGCCATAGCTACGGAGTCACCCCGGCAGTGATGGCGGACACGGGCGAGATGCGCTCGTTCTCAGTGCCCACAACATCCGCGAGGGTGTAGGCGTAGCGGGCGCGGAACCGGAGAGCAACCTGGTCATTCTCAGCCAGGTTCACGCCGTCGATGGTCGCTTCCGTCAGGAACTTCACGGAAATGTCCGAACGGACACCGATCAGCACCGAAGAAGTGTCAGCGACAAGGCCGAGAGCCTTCGCACGGTCCCACGCGCCGTTCTTGTTCCAGTAGGCGTCCAGGCCGGCAACGTTGTCCACCGAACCGGCAGCCGAAGACAGGGACGGCAGGTAGATCGGGGTGCCGTCCGTGTTGCGGAGGTTCGCGAGCTTGAACTTGAACCCGCCACGGGAAAGGAAGGCGTCCGGGTTGGCGCCCGAATCGTCCACAGCCTCAGCGGCCTGGAAGATCGAACCAACCAGGTCATCTTCGCCGGTACCGATCTGGTAGACCTGACCGGCAGCGGTCGCAGCGGCGAACAGGTCCGGGGAAGTCCACGCAGCAGGCTTGCCGTTGCCGAACAGCACAGCACCGTCAAGGGTGCGGCCGACAGCCTCACCGCCCAGCAGTGCCGCCTTCTCCAGCAGGTCGTCCGTGGCGTCCTCAAGGTCTTCCTCATTCAGGACGATGATGGCGGCGATTTCCTGCGCTTCCAGGCGCTTGTTCTCGAAAGAGAACTTCGTGCTGGGCTTCTTACGGGTTTCGGCCGTTTCACCGACGAAGGACGCGGTGGGGCGGGTAGCCAGCGCCGGCATGTTCTGAACCTTCGCGCCCATGGGAACGGTGGTGAATGCAGACAGGACGGTGGAAGACGCCGTAGCGCTGTTCAGGAGGGTGTTGCTGTATTCCTCTTCGATGAGAGCGGCAATATCAGCACGGGTAATAGGTGCCATTTGAGTTCTCCTTCAAGAACAAAAGGGGGATTAGCGGGATCCGCTGAATTCGCGGAGCGCCGCAGCCGCACGGGACTTCCCCGCGGGCTTGTTGGTTTCAGTCGATTCGGAACCAGATTTGGGCTTAGGCCGGGTAGCAACCTTCGGATTGCCGTCACCCTTCAGGAGGTACGGCTTTTCCTTCGCGATAACCTCAAGGCGTTCCTTGATGGCCTTCGCGTCGGGTCCGTCGTCCCCAAGCTCAACCGCGGACGTGTCACCGTAGAGCGCGATAGCGTCCCCCGGGTCAGCGAAGCCTAGAGCCGCTGCAGATGCCTTGATTTCAGCGTTCACAATGCGGGCGGTGAACTTTCCAGTGACTTCCTGGGCGCCCTCAGCCTTCGCAGCGTCAATTGCCTTCTGCTGCTCCGACTTGGACGACTCCTTGAACGCCTTCAGGTCGTCATAGTCCGCGTACTTGCTCTTTTCGCGGCTAACACGGTCCTGAACGATGCGATCAACATCGGCCTGCGTGAAAGTCTTCTCAGACTGCCCCTCAGAGCCCTTGTTTTCGCCGTTCCCGCCGTTTTCGGGCGCACCATCACTCATTTGGTTCCTTCTTCCGTGAATCCGTCGATATGCCGGCTTTCTTGAACAGTCGCCGTGACTGCATCCCCGCTATTCGGGTAGTTCTTGCTGCTGCTGAGCCGCGAAGCCCTGCAGAGTCTGATCAGCGTTAGCCTGGATGGCCTGCGGGACCGCCTTAGCCCCGTTTCGGCGCACATACTCGGCCGCCTCGAGCGCGTCCGTCTTCGTCCAGCCCGGAATCATCGCGAAAAGCATCTCCAGCGGAGCCCCAACAGTCTGGAGCTTCACCACAGAGTCACTGATCTGCGCCAGGGAACGGGTAGATGTGTCAGCCCAATGCACCTGAGAGGACGTGTCCTGCGCCGCGTCCTCGAGATTGAGGATACCGGCCGCCTTCCGAAGGGAGAGCTCGTAACCCTCACCCATCACAACCTGGTGGTCATGGATATTCCGGAAGTAGCCGGACTCGGCCGCGGCGATGCCCTCAGCGGACATGTTCACGATGGCGCCCAGCAGGTAATGCGGCGGCACCTGGCATACTGCGGACAGGTGCTTGATATGCGTGTCTACCGCGTCCGCTACCTGCCCGATGTCCGAAGCAGGGAACGAGCCCCACCGGGTTTCTGGGTCAGAAGAGTGCAGCAGCGAGTCAACGGAAGGTCGAACCAGCGCGTTGCCGGCATCATCCGTAGCGATCCTGCCGCCAGACTGGTTCTTCTGCGGGAACGCCCCGTACCGCTGCACCATTTGCAGGGTGAACGTCGCGTCAACGATGCGCTTGTAGACCGGAATCCCCGGCTCAATGGACGACTTCGGAAAGCCTTCCATGGCGAATTCGTTAGCAACCATCGTCACCGGGTTGATGCCGGTATCGTGTTCCAGAAGCTTCAGGTCCTCGATGCGCTGCGGCGTGCCCGTGATGATGTACTGCGCTTCGTCATCAAAGAAGTACCAGCGCTTGTCATTCACCCGGTGCAGGACGTACTTCGGGGAGTCGTCCCAAGGATCTTCCTTCGTGGCGAACGTCTGATGAGCCGACAAGGGCCGCATCATCACACCGTCATCGGCCGCAGGGAGCGTCAGCAGGTAACCGTAGCCCAGCCCGATCACTTCACGGTTCAAGGGCCCCTGGCGGGCATCCATGCCGTTCTTCTGCCACGCCTCAGCCCACACCTTCTCATCGGTGTAGCCGTCGATCACGGTCCCCTGAGCGATGCAGTCACGCACAAACAACAGCCACGGGGAACGCGCCTTACGCAGCAGATCCTTATACTCGTTGTCAGCATTCTCAGGCATCCACGTCTTATTCAGACCGCCCTCAATGCTTTTCTGCAGCCACCGCAGGCGCGCCCACTCCGTACGAGCCGGCTTGATCATCTCTTCCGTGATGAGCGCGGAAAGCTCAGTGCTACTCAGTGCCACGCTCTCACCTGATCCCTGTGATTATGGCCTCTTCTTTGGCCGGGTTAGCTTCGTTCTTCTTCACGCCCCAGTGCGCGAGCGTCACGGACTGAATCTGTGTGATGGGTTCAGCGGGGTCCGTCTGGTCCCACGTCTCACCACCCACCAAAGGGCGTGTCGTGGCGTTCTTCAGCGACTGCAGCAAGTCATCCTGGCCGCGGTGCAACACCTGACCGGCGTTCACAGACTCGACCATCAGCCCAAACGCACCCGCGACTTCACCAGCGTTGACCGGCAGGTACTTGATACCCGCCATCGTCAGGTCAGTGAGGATCGGGGCGCAGTTCTTCTCATCCAGCACCACGAGCGCCGGCTTCAAAGCATCCACAAGTGCCTTCAGAGCGCCGGGAACCCAAAGGGTCTGCAACCGGGTGTCCTTCGTCTCCACGAAGATCCGCTCACCAGCCCTGGAAGCCGCTGAAATGGTCGCGTACCCGCCACCACGTCCGAGACTCACCGCCAACACCGGAGAAGGGCCGAGAGAGGCCAAAGAATCGGCGCTGTCGCCCCACACCTTCAGGTCAACCTCGTTATGGATTACTTCTTCCTCCGGGCGCCTAGCAGGCCAGATGCTGCACCGCTCACGAGCGAAGTCCTGCTTGTTCGGGGACTTGTCACGCTCGTGCTGCTCCGCGATAGTCTCCGTACGGATACGAATGTCCTTCGCCGGGTTCGAATCCGCCCAAACCTTGTCGCTGCCCAAATCAATCAGTGCAGCAAGGTCCGGATCCTCCGAGCCCTCCGGGGACCACTCAGCCCAGCCCGTACGATTCGGCTCCGAAGAACGGCCACGGTCCCGAACGCCCTCGAAAACCTCAGATTCGTTGAGTCCGTCTTCAGGGACAGTGCCCGTGTAGAGCTCCTGCCTGTTCGGGACCGCGGACTGCGTGTACGTCAAAGCATTCCGCGCCGGCACGGACAGTTCCTGCGCCTCGTCGTACACGATGATGTCCGCAGAAAAGCCGCGCCCACTGTTCTTAGACCGGGCAACGAACTTGATCCGGTTACCCAACGTCTTCTGGCCAGGCGCCCGCTTCAGCAAAATTTCAGCCGTGTTGCCCTTGTAAATCTGCTCCACACGGTCGCTTAGACGCGGAACAGACTCAATGACGCCACGGAGCCGGTCAAAGCCGTCCATGGCCGTCTTGAACTCGTGCGCGGTGTGCAGAATCGACTTCCGGCGCCGATCCAACCGCGGGAACAGGAACAGGTGCGCCAGATCGTACGCCACCAGGATTTCGCCTTTGCCGTTCTGCCGAGCCACGAGAGCCCCGAACTCAGTAGCAGCCCACTCGTTCGCCTCATTCACCGCGAACAGCGAATCAATGACGTACGACTGCCAATCATCCAGGACCACACCGCAGAGCTTGGCGAACTGCGAAACCTTCGGGCCGAGAGTCCCAATCGAACTAGGACGCTTCTCGATCCTTGGCCGTTGGGAACCCAACAACGTTTGAGACATCGCCGTTGAAGAACTCATCAAACGGGTCAGCCTCCTTCACTTCGCTGCTCAAAGACTCAATTTCGGCCAAAAGTTCAGAATGCCGCTTGGACAGCGGAGCGAGCTTCGCGGGATCATCGCTCGAGACATAAGCAAGAGCGTCCTCTAGCAAGCCGAGCTGCCAGTACAAGCGATCCGAACGGGACTTACCGGCAGCCGGAGTCTCAGGACGCTCCCGACGCTCCGAATCAAAGTCTTCCCAACCCTCAAAGTCATCCACCGGGGCAGAAGCCTGCTTCTTCGGCTTCCCAGCCTTCCTCGACTCACGCTGCTC